GTTTACCATATGGTGCTGGAGATACAGGAGCACAAGTACGCACAGCTCTTGTATACCCTATAGCTAGTTTAAAAACATATTCAGTTACAGCTGTTGATGATGATACTACTAACAGTACTATAAAGATTGATGTTGATGGTGATGGTACTACTATAGATACTGATCTTGACGGTACTGCCGGGTCAATTGCTGCATTTGAAATTGTAACAAAAGACAGTAACGATCAGTTAAAAACATATACAAAGTATCTTGATTCAGTTGACTTTAATTCAGACGGACAAGCTACTATTGCTGATTCAGCTTGGTCAGCTCTTACCGCTATACAAGGCGAAACTATTGTTAACGGACAAGTCTACTTCGGTACTACTAACCTTAGCGGTAGTGAGACTGCATATAGTTCTGGTGACAAATATTATGTGATTGGAGAACCAACACAAGTTGAACTTACAGAAGCTGAGTATGAAGATGTTATACAAGGTAATATTGACTGGTCTGCTACAGCTGGAACTACATTTACTGGCGCTAAAGCAACTTTAGCTGGCGCTGGTTTAATTGTTTTGAATTCAGGAGAAACAACAGTTAACCCTAGGTTCGAAGGTTATTATTTAGGTCTAACTGATAACAGTAACACTAATCCAGCAACAAATTATGACTCTGTTGCTTCGATTTATACAACTGCTGTTACTGGTGATATTACACCTGGTTCTTTCACAGCAATACCTAACTCACGTGTTGGTTTTGCGTTAAGTGCTACAGCAGATTCTGCTACCAATAGAAGTGGAGAAGAAGTAAGAAGTGTTAGTAAAACCCTTGAAACAATTTCTGACTTCGATCTAGGCAATCCAGGATTTACTGATAGTATAAACATTGGTTTGTTTAAGGTTAGAGTATCTCCATACGGTAATAGTGATACAGAGCTTACTTCTTTCTTAGCAGAAAAATATACAGGTTCTCTTAACAGTTTCCGTAGAGTACAAAATCAAAATGGTGGTAACCTAAAATCTTTCTTTGTTGGAGATATTGAAAATAATTCTCCTAATATACAGATTTATGTTAACCCTAAAATTAGTAAAGAAAATGGAGACTGGACATCAAGTTTAGGAGATGCCCCTAGTAAGTTTGTTCGTGTATTGAGAAGTTCTGGTTCTAGTAATTCTGCAATTGTACAGGCATATGCAGCTGCCTCACCAACTGGTTATGGATCGAAATTCTTACAAGGTTTATATCCGATTGGTGGTTATATGGATAACCTCAATACAGCAGTCAACGGTGGTGGTAAAGCTATAGGTAATCTAGACAAAAAACTAGATAGAATTCTATCTGTCGCCGCTAACGTTGATCAGTTCAATGTTGATGTGACAATAGAAGGCGGTTTAGGTACTGTTTACACATTTGCTGATAATAATGGTAAATTCGACGATACCACATACCAATCCTCTATTAGCAGTCTATATGTAACTGAAGAAGGTGGTCTAACAAGTGAAGGTACTGGTCTTCTAGCTAAATACAAAAATGTCTTTAACAAGTTTGAAAACTTCGCTAGACAAACACGTAAAGATCATATCTTTATTGCTGACCCATTACGTCATATATTTGTACAAGGGGAAGGACGTAAAGTATTAGATGATAAGGCGAAATATTTTAGTAAACACGTCTACTGGCCATTGAGACATCAGTTTGGTTTTGCAAACAGTAACTTTGCTACTGTTTACGGTAACTGGGCTCAGGTATTTGATGGCGCAAGTAACTCTGCTGTATGGGTACCATTCTCTGGTATTGCTGGTAAAATATATGCAAATAATGATGCGAACTTCGCACCATGGTATGCTCCAGCTGGTTTTAACAGAGGTGTTGTTACAGGTGCAACTGATATTGCAGTTAGCCCTACTCAACGTCAGAGAGATCAGTTATACAGAATAGCTGTTAATCCTGTTACTCAGTTCCCTGCTGAAGGAATTGTAATATTCGGACAAAAGACATTACAACGTAGACCATCTGCGTTTGATAGAGTTAATGTTCGTAGATTATTCTTAGATCTAGAAAAGAGAACAAGAGAGACATTAAAATACTTTATCTTCGAACCTAATACGTTCTTAACACGAAATAAAGTTGTCAATACTCTCACACCTATATTTGAGAACTGCAAGCAAACAGAAGGTATCTATGATTACTTGATTGTTTGTGATGATAGGAATAATACTGCAGATCGAATTGATAATAATGAACTTCATGTAGACATCTATTTGAAGCCAGTTAGAGCTGCAGAATTTATATTGGTCAATTTCTACGCTGTTAATACAGACGTTAATTTTGAAGAAATTGTTTCTCAATAACATATTAAACCTTAAATAATTAAAGATCATGGCTGATATTAAACAAACAATTAAGGACTTCTATAAGGTTGCACAAACTAGAGACTTCGCACGTGACTTTCAGTTTCGTGTATTAGACGTCGCTAACAAGGGTCAATCTGTATTCACTGAGGATGACTTAGTATTCGCTACTACAGCTACTCTTCCTGGAAAGCAGATTGCTCCTGTGAATGTGCCATACAATGGATTCGCCTTCCGAATTCCTGGAACTGTTTCGTATAATAACGCCGAAGGTTTTAATATCGATTTTTATTGCGATGCGACTACACAAACTCGCATCGCAATTGAAAATTGGATTACTGAAACCTTTGACGACGAGACAAGCACAGGTGACGGGTTATTACACAATAACAGTACAATTACATTAGCTCAACTAAATTCTAAGTTCGAGCCAGTACGTACTTATAAGTTATATGGTGTATTTCCTGTACAGGCTGGTGATATATCTTATTCAATGGTTGGTACAGGCGAAGTTGCGACTGTAAGTCTCACATTAGCTTATCAATTTTTTAGAAGAGATAACGAGTTAAATACTGCGATTAATTCTATTGGTAAACTTGCTGGTGCAGTATTAGGTTAATTCATTAAATAATTTTAATGAGCCTAGTAAATGTATCAAGTATAGGTAAAACAGAATTACGTACAGAGTTTTTCTCTCTTTTGCAGAATTTTGAGACGTTTCCCGCGTCTCAAAATTTTTTTGTTGTACAGGTCGAAAGAGTACCAGAAGAACTACTGAATAACGCTAATCTAAAAGAATTAGGTATACAATACAATTACGGCAATTTAAATCCTG